ATAGCACTTGCTTTCGCAATCACTGAAGAAGCGATTGAGGACAATTTGTATGACAGACTTGCGTCTAGATATACAAAAGCACTAGCAAGATCTATGGCAAACACTAAGCAAGTATTCGGAGCGAATGTATTAAACAATTCATTCAGTGCTTCTTATGCTGGTGGCGACGGAAAATCTTTGATTAACTCCGCTCACCCAACTATTGCTGGTTCATTCAGTAATACACTTGCTACACAAGCTGACTTAAACGAAACTTCATTAGAACAATCATTGATCGATATCAATGCATTCACTGATGAACGTGGTTTAAAAATTGCAGCTCAAGGTGTTAAATTAATCATTCCAAAAGAATTACAATTCACTGCGGAAAGATTAATGAAATCAGCTTTAAGAACTGGTACTGCTGATAACGATACAAACGCAATCAGATCAATGGGAATGGTTCCACAAGGTTATGTGGTTAACAATTTCTTAACTGATACAGATGCGTTCTTTATCAAAACTGACGTTCCAAACGGTTTAAAGATGTTCGTAAGAGCACCTATCAAAACTGCTATGGAAGGTGACTTTGATACTGGTAACGTTAGATACAAAGCTAGAGAAAGATACAGCTTCGGCTGGTCTGACCCTAGAGGTATTTACGGTTCACAAGGCGCTTAATTTATAAGCAATTTATTTAATGGGGTGGGTATATCTCACCCCATTAATATGTTAGAAAGAAAGAATTATGACAAAAATGTTTCAAGTAAAAATTAGAGCGTATGGTCACATGGCTAATTTTAACATTGAAGCTGAAGATAGTGCAGAAAGTATAGAACTAGCTATCCTTGACAAAATAGGAAAAAAAGGTATATTACTAAAAGACAGCATGCGATCTTTTGCTAAAGATAAATGCTGGATAACCTATGAGGAGGTTGTAGATGATAAATCACGTTCAAGCTCTTTACACAAAGAAGAGAGCCCTAGAACTTGATTGGGAGCAACACTACGTTCAAGAGGGAATATATACTCTTGATATGGTTAGGATTGACGAAAAAATTCGTGAAATCATTAACCAGATTAAAATGTCTGAAGCTGAAATAGCTACTAGACAAATTAAGGTAGAAATGGCTGCTCCTGAGTTTTCTGTAGCTAGCTAAACCTAGCTATATATCCGAAAAGTAGATTTTCGATGCAGGTATCCCTTGCGCTATTTAATAAATTCAGTTATATCTTAAGCACTATACATTAACTTCTAATGCGGACGCGTATAGTCGACGGCCTAGAGACTGCATTGGAATAACTAGGAGAACATACTATGGCAAATACAACGTTTCAAGGACCAGTAACATCTTTAACTGGTTTTATTGGTGGACCAAACCCTAATGCTGGAGTTACAGGAACACCTGAAGATACACAACAAGGTGGAGCAATTGTTTATACAGTTGTTAACTCTACAACTCTTCAAATACAAAGTGGACCTTATTCAGGAAATACTTTGTTAGCGACTACAAACAAAGCAAATATGATTTACACTGACAATGGTGCTTCTGGAGTAGCAATTTATGCTTTCTCTAATGGAACTAATTGGATTAGATGTGATAACGTTTCTTTAGTTGTATCGACATCATAATAAATAATTTTTTAAGGAGCTCGAAAGGGCTCCTTAATATAAGGAGAAAAATATGGCTTATAAATCAGATGTAAAACCGGTAGTTGTTGCAAGTAATATTTCTACTTTAGTTTTATTCACTGGACCTACAAGATTAAGAGGATACTCAGCACAAAATGGAACAGCAACTGCTGGTACATGTATAATTAATGGTCTAGCAAATACAACAACAGTTAGTACTTCAACTAATACAGAAGTTTATATTCCAATAGCAGTTGGTGCAAACAGCACACAAACATTAAATATTCCAGAAGATGGAGTTCTTTTTGCAGGACGAAATGGAACAGGAATAGTTGATGGTATTGGAATAGTTTCAAATACAAGTTTAACGGTTACGTTATTTATAGATAAATAGGAGTCGCTCAATGGCTACTTCTTCAGGCACTACAGTTTTTGAAAAAACTTTTACTATTGATGAAATCATAGAAGAGTCTTACGAAAGAATTGGTCTTATCAATAATACCGGTAATCAGATGAAAGCCGCTCGTCGCTCGCTGAACATCATGTTTCAAGAGTGGGCAAACAGAGGTCTTCATTATTGGGAAGTTGCATCAAACGATATTTCATTTGTAGAAGGTCAATCTACATATACAATTTATAGATCAGCATCTGATGGAACTTCAGATGGAGTATTTAGTTATTTAGATGGTGCAATTACTGCAGGACAAACTACAATTACATTAGATTCAGTTTGGCAGTTTCCAACATCAGGAACATTATTAATAGATTCTGAACAAATTACATATACTGGAACTAATACATCTTCTAATCAAATAACAGGTTGTACGCGTGGTGCAAATAGTACTACAGCTGCAACTCATGCAGATAATACTGCTGTTTATGATTATAATTCTATTACTTATGGGCCAGATGATATTTATGAAGCATCATATAGAAATACACAACAAGTACCGGTTGTAGATTTTCCACTTACAAAAATAAGTAGATCAGTTTACAATTCTTTATCTTCTAAATATTCACAAGGTCAATCAACTCAATATTGGGTACAAAGATTTATAGATAAAATTACAATCACTTTATATTTAACACCAGGATCAGATCAGGTAAATAACGTAATGCATTATTACTATGCAAAAAGAATTCAAGATGTTGGAGCTTATACAAATATTACAAACGTTCCATATAGATTTGTTCCGTGTATGTGCGCAGGACTTGCTTATTATTTAGCAGTTAAATTTGCACCACAACGTGGACAAGAAATGAAATTATTATATGAGGATGAATTATTAAGAGCATTAGATAATGATGGATCTTCTTCAAGTTCATTCATTACACCTAAAACTTACTATCCGAGCGCATAATGGGAAATTTATCTAGAGGAAAATATGCTTATATGATCTCAGACCGTTCTGGTCAGAGATTTCCATATACTGAAATGGTTCAAGAATGGAATGGATCATGGGTACATATTTCTGAATATGAAAAAAAACATCCACAACTTGAACCAAAACCACATCAAGCTGATCCTGAAGGATTACAATATGCTCATCCTGATAGACAGGAGCCACCAGTAATTATTGAATTAACACCAAATCCTTTTTCAACAACTAAGTATGCAAGTAATACTTATATTAATGTTTATTCAGAAGATCATGGAAGATCTACTGGTCAAGTGGTACGATTTAGAGGACCACCAGAAGTGTTAGTCGCAGGCACGTCTACGCGCGAGACTTCATTTGAATTAGTACCTTCATTTGATAATGTTACAGATATTTCAAATTCAAATGGATTTACTATTACAGTTGGAAAAATCAATTCATCTGGTATTGTAAGTGATACTTTAAATTATTTTTATTTTAAAAGTACAGATACAGCAACTAACGGAGGAGTTTCAGGTGGTGGAGCACAATGTTCTGCAGGTCCAGTAACTTTACAAGCTTAATATGACATACGCAGAACTAACAGCTAAAATTAGAGATTACACTGAAGTAGATTCAAATGTATTTACACAAAGTATTATTGATGGATTTATATTAGATTCTGAATGGAGAATTCAAAGAGATGTAGATTCTGATAATAACAGAAAATATGCAACAGCGACTGTTATTGCTGGTCAACCTTATGTGAGTACACCTTTAGTTACAAATCAAACTTTAATTATAAGAGAATGCCAAATTATTCCATCAGGTGTATATAGTAGTAATGCTATAGTAGAATATAGAGATACAGGCTTTATTAATGAATATAATGCTAGTAATGCCCAAGGATTACCTAAATATTTTAGTTATTGGGACGAACAAAATATTGTATTAGCCCCAATTCCAGACTTGACATATACCATGCAATTAAATTATACCTTGAAGCCAGCAGGATTATCTGTTAGTAATACGACAACATATTTAAGTCAGCAATTTCCCTCTGGTTTATTATATGCTTGCCTTGTTGAGGCGTATGGTTTTTTAAAGGGTCCGGCAGACATGATACAATTTTATGAACAAAAGTATCAAAGTGTGCTACAAGGATTCTCTATTGAACAAATGGGAAGAAGAAGACGAGATGAGTATCAAGAAGGTGCTCCTCAGATTCAAAAACAAGGACAATAATTAGGAGTTAATATGGCTATAACACAAGCAGTTGCAAATTCGTTTAAAGGACAGCTTCTACAGGGTGGACACAATTTTAATACTACTGGGAATGTTTTTAAACTATCTTTATATACTTCTGCAGCAACTTTAAGTTCAGCAACAACAGTTTACACTTCATCAAATGAAGTTGCTAACACTGGTCAGTATGTAACAGGTGGTGGAGTTTTAACAAATGTAGCACCAGTTGTTTCAAGTGGCGTGGCATTTATAGATTTTGCAGATATATCTTTTACAGGAGTTACTTTAACTGCAGCAGGAGCTTTGATTTATAATACATCAAATTCTAACGCAGCAGTATGTGTATTAGATTTTGGTGGAGATAAAACAGCGACATCTGGAACTTTCACAATTCAGTTCCCAGCAGATACAACATCAGCGGCTATTCTAAGAATCGGCAACGCGTAATAGGAGTAACCTATTATGGCTAACGGTTGGAATGATAGTACCTGGGGTGCTCTCGCATGGAGCGGAATACAAAATTCTACTGTTCAAGTAACAAGTCCATGTAATGATACTTGGGGAGCTCTTTCCTGGGGACAAAATGCATTTGGTGGAACAAATACTTTAGAAATTTTTCAAAATTCGGTAACAGCAACACCTGTTTCATTAATAAGTGTAACTGGTTTACAATTAAATACATCTATAAATTCTGTAGTAGAACTTATTACTGTTGATGTATTTTTAACAAATACTAATCTATTATTAGGAACTTCAGTTGGTGATGTTGATGTATCACCTGACGCTTTAGTAACAGGTCAACAATTAAATTTATCTACAGGAACACTTTTAGCATACAATCGACAAGGTTGGGGCAGATATTATTGGGGTGAAGAAGTTTGGGGAGGGGACGGAATATGGGAAACTGTATCTGTTACAGGTCAACAAATAAATACATCTTTAAATAGTGTAACTCCATTAGCTAATGCAAACGTAGATTTAACAGGTCAACAATTAAATATTTCTGAAGGAATAGTAGATCCAAGTCCCGATGCTACAGTTACTGGTATTGGAATGACAGTTGGTTTAGCTATTGGAACAGTAGTTATTGGAACAGGTAATGTTGCATTAACAGGCCAACAAATAAACATATCCCAAGGAACTGCAATTGGTGATGCAAATACTATTGCAAGCGTTACTGGAATAGGCTTAAATATAGCAGTAGGTACAATATTTGCAGGTACTACTTCTGTTATTCCTGTTACAGGAAATGGATTGACTATAGCTTTAAATAGTATAAATAATCAAATCTGGACTGAAATTAGTACCGGAACTGATGCAACTTGGACAGAGATTGACACAGCCGCATAAATTAAATAATATATAACATAAGGAATTAAAATTATGGCATCAAGTTATTCTACAGACCTCAAACTAGAGATACAAGTAACTGGCGAAAACGCTGGTACATGGGGTGATATTACAAATACAAATTTAGTTATTCTTCAACAAGCAATTGCTGGTTATTCTGGTATATCTATTGCAGGTGGTGCTGGAAATACAGATTTAACTTTTTCAAATGGTTTAACATCAAACGGTAAAAACGCTGTTTTAGAATTAACAGGAACAATTACAGGAAACAGAACTGTAACTATAACTACTGCCTCTGGTGTTAAAAATAAAGTTTACGTAATTAGAAATAGCACATCAGGTGCTTTTACTGTTACAGTATTAATTCAAGGTCAAACAGGAGTTACTTTCTCTGCAACAGATAAAGGAACAAAAATTCTATATTTAAATGGAACAGATGTTGTAGATTCTAACATTGGAAAATTATCTAACGATTATACTCCAACACTTGCAGCAAACTTAAGTACAAATGCAAAAAATATTATAGTTGCAAGTACATATGGAATTATAGATGAAAATGCTAACGAACAAATTAAATTTTCAACAACTGCATCAGCTACAAATGAAATTACAATAGCTAACGCTGCAGCTGGATCAAGTCCAATTATTTCTGCAACAGGTGGAGATACAAACGTTGGATTAACTTTAACTCCAAAAGGTGATCTTGGAAGAATTACATTAAATGGTGAATCAAAAATATTTGGTGTATTTGAGAATGCTACAATATCAACTACATTTGTAACATCTTTTTCTTATGATGTACTTACACAAGCGGTTTATTTTGCAAACGTAGCAGCTGGATCTAACTTTACAGTTAACTTAAGAGGAAACTCTACTAATGCATTAAATGCAGTTTTAAATACTGGTGAATCAGTTACTGTTGCTTTTCTAGCTAAAAATAACAACACAACATATTATAATAACGTGCTTCAGATTGATGGGACAACTGTTACAGCAATCTGGCAAGGTGGATCTGCTCCAACAACAGGAAATGCTTCATCAACGGATGTATATTCTTACACAGCAATTAAAACAGCAGCATCAACATACACAGTATTAGCAAGTCAAACACAATTTAAGTAGGAGGATAAGAAAGAATGCCTTTAAACTCAACACGCGGAGCAGCTTCAGCAAAAGCATTTGGTTTTACTGCAGGAGCAGCGGCTATAGAAGTTGATTTTTTAGTTATAGCAGGTGGGGGTGGAACACAAAGAGCTGGTGGAGGAGCTGGTGGTTATAGAACATCTTTTCCAGGTGGAACAAAATTAAAATTAAAAAAAGCTTTAACCTATCCAGTATCTGTTGGAGCTGGTGGTTCTGACTCTGCTCCTAACCCTTCAAGAAAAGGTAATCCATCTTCTATTGATACGATTGCTTCAACTGGAGGAGGAGCTATAAACGTTGAATCTCAAGCAGGTGGATCGGGAGCAGGTATTCCAGATTTTTCAGCACCTAGTCCATATAGTCCAGCTCCAGGAGGAGCAGGAAATCAAGGAGGATATAGTCCACCCGAAGGTAGTCCTGGTGGTGGTTCAACTCCTGGAAGTACTTTTCAAAACTGGTCAGGTGGTGGAGGTGGCGCAGGAGCGGCTGGAGGAAATGCTCCAGGACCTGGTGGAAATGGTTTAGCAAATTCAATTACTGGAACTTCAGTCACAAGAGGTGGCGGAGGTGGTGGTGGACAGAATAATAATACAGGTGGTGGAGCTCCTGGTGGATCAGGTGGAGGTGGACCAGGATTTACTGGACCAAACGGTACTGGTGGAGCGGATGGAACTGTTAATACAGGAGGTGGAGGTGGAGGTGGAGGAGATAATACTTATGACGACTCTGCAGGTGGATCTGGAATTGTTGTTCTTAGAGCACCTTCCACAGTTACTTTTACAGTAGCACCTGGAACTAATACAGTTACAACTGCACCAAATGGAGATAAAGTTGCAACATTTACAGTTAGTGGAACACTATCTGCAAGTTAGTTTTTAATGAACTTTTTAAAGAAAGATTATATTATTATAGATAATTTAATATCTAATAATCATGCTAGCACAATAGAAAACACATTATTAAATTCATATTTTCCTTGGTATTTAAGTATTGAAAAAATTAATAATAAATTTAGTACTTGTTCTAAAAATTTATATTTAAAAAATAAAAATAAAAATACAGTTGAGGATTTGCAATTTGTTCATAGTTTTATAGAATATGAAAATAACCAATCTAAAATAAATTCAAATTATTATAATTTAATTGAAGAAATTTCTAAAGAAATAATTAATTATTTTAAATTAAATCAAATTTCTTTATTAAGAGTAAAGGCAAATTTAAAAACAAGAAGCAATATTAAAAATACTAAATGTGGAACTCCTCATATAGATTTAGGAGATGAAAATATTACGTGTATTTATTACGTTAATGATTCTGATGGGGACACTGTTTTATACAAAAAATACAAAATATATAAGAAAATAACACCGAAAAAAGGGAGATTTTTATTTTTAAAAGGAAGTATGTTACATTCTGCTGGATATCCATTTAAAAATCAGGTAAGATGTGTTATAAACTTTAATTTTAAAATTTAAAATATGTCCCACTTTGCAGAATTAGACGAAAACAATATAGTTAAAAGAGTTGTTGTCATTGGTAATGATGTTCCAACATCTAATGGACCATTAGTAGAAAATGATATGCATCCTGATGGTGAAGTATATTGTCAAAATTTATTTAAAGGAGGTAAGTGGAAACAAACTTCTTATAATAAAAAATTTAGAAAAAATTATGCAGGTCTTGGAATGTTATTTAATGATGAAATAAATATGTTTATTAGTCAAAAACCATATCCTTCTTTTAATTTAAATAAATCTAACGGAGAATGGGAAGCACCGGTTCCTTACCCTACTAAAAAATATATTAATGAAAATCATCCAGATGGACCAGTAATATATATAATTGAATGGGATGAACAAAATCAAAGATGGACCGCTAAAGATAAACCATGGTTTGATATTCCAAACACTGGAAGAACTCAAAATAATTATATTTGGAATCCATTGACTTTAGATTGGGAATTAGTATAAATAACTTCTAAAAGAAGTTATGAATTTAAAATATTATTATTGGTATTTTCAATCTGTTTTATCACCTAAATTTTGTGATGAATTAATCAAATATGGTGAATCAAAAAAAAATAAAATAGCTTTAACAGGAACCTATGGTAAAAAAGATAAGTTATCTAAAAAAGATTATAAAGATTTAAAAAAACTTAGAAATTCAAATATTGTTTGGTTAAATGATAAATGGATTTATAATGAAATTCATCCATATATACGTCAAGCAAATTTTAATGCAGGTTGGAATTATCAATGGGATTATTCAGAATCATGTCAGTTTACAAAATATAAAATAAATCAATTTTATGATTGGCACTGTGATAGTAATGATCTTCCATACGATGATCCTAATGATTTAAATTTTAATGGTAAAATTAGAAAATTATCTGTTACTTGTTCTTTATCCGATCCAAAAGATTATAAGGGTGGTGAATTAGAATTTAGAATAGATAGGGAAAAACAAAGTTATCTTAAATGTAAAGAAATATTGCCTAGAGGATCCATTGTTGTGTTTCCTTCTTTTGTTTATCATAGAGTAAAACCAGTTGTAAAAGGAACTAGATATAGTCTTGTGATTTGGAATTTAGGTCATCCTTTTAAATAAAAGATGAAAAATAAAAAAACAAATTTTAAAAAAAATAATTATAGCATAATTAAAAATGCTATTACAAAAGAAATGGCAACTTTTGTATATCATTATTTTTTATTAAAAAGACTTGTAGCTAAAAAATTATTTGATACAAATTTTATATCTCATTTTACAACTTATTTTGGTACATGGAATGATCCACAAGTACCAGAAACTTATTCACACTATTCTGATATTTTAATGGAAACTTTACTTGTTGAATTACTTCCAACTATGGAAAAAGAAACAGGATTAAAATTAAGTCCAAATTATTCTTATGCTAGAATTTATAAAAAAGGAGATATACTAAAACGTCATAAAGATAGATTTAGCTGTGAAATTTCGACAACATTAAATCTTGGTGGAGACGATTGGCCAATATATTTAGAACCTTCCGGAAAAGAAGGAACAAAAGGAATTAAAGTTAATTTAACACCAGGGGATATGTTAGTTTATAAAGGAAATATATTAGAACACTGGAGAAAACCTTTTAAAGGAACAAATTGTGCACAAGTTTTTTTACATTATAATAATAAAGACACGAAAGAATCTGATAAAAATATTTTTGATACAAGACCACATTTAGGACTCCCTTCTGAATTTAAAAAATAAAATGTCTAATATTCATTTGTTTTTTCCAAGCGCTTTTTTTTATGAAGAAAACATATTAGAAAATAAAGAATTAACAAAATTAAAAGAATATAGTTTAAAAATTATAAAAAAATTTCCTAAAGGTGGAAAAAATTGGTTAGCTAATCTTTGTAACACTTTTCAAACATATGACATAGTAAATGATACTAAATTTAATAATTTAATAAATATTATTAATAATAAAGTTAATTATTTTAATTCTAAATTTGGTTCAAATTTTGAATATAAAAAACCTCTTGAAGGATGGGTAAACATATATAAAAAAAATGATTATCAAGAATTCCATATACATCCAAATCATATTTATTCTGCAGTGTATTATGTGCAATCTGAAAAAGACGTTAATAAAAGATCCACTATAACTTTTGAAAATCCTTATCAATCTATGTTGCCTCCAATAAATATAAAAGAATATACAAATTTATCTTTTGAAACATGTAATTTTAAACCTGCAGAAAATAGTTTATTAATATTTAGAAGTCATTTAAGACATCATGTTTCTCCAAATAAAAATAAAAACGAAAGAATTAGTTTAGCTTTTAACTATTAATTATGAAAGAATATAAATTACCAATTGAAACTTTTATGGGTGGGTGGTTTATAGATAATAAAATCTGTGATGACATAATAAAATATTTTAAAAAATCAAAAGAAAAAAGAATAGGCGCATTTGAAACAGGTAAAGAAAATAAAATTACTTTAACAAGTAATAAAAAAATAAAAGATTCAGTGGATTTATATATTTCAAATAATAATTTTGAACATCCTTTTTTAAATTATCAAAAAGAATTACAAAAATGTTTAGATAATTATAGTTTGAAGTATCCAGAAGTTCATTTACTTGGAAAATTTATGTTAGTTGACTATAATATTCAATATTATAAAAAAAATGGTGGTTATAAAGTTTTTCATTGTGAAAGATCTTATAAAAACACATCAAAAAGAATATTAGTTTTTATGACTTATTTAAATGATGTAAAAGATGGAGGTACAGAATTTAAATATCAAAAAGTAATAACGCCAGCTAAAAAGGGACTAACTTTAATATGGCCCACAGATTGGACACATACGCATAGAAGTCAGGTATCTTTACTAGAAAATAAATATATAGTAACAGGTTGGTTTGAATTTGAATAAAATTAAGGTATAATTAATATATGATAGATGAATTACAAAATAAAATAAAAGAACTTGAAGAAAAACTTGAAATGGAAAAAGCAGTTAAAAAATCTGAAGTAATGTGGAATAAAGAATTTCAAGAAAGAATAGAAAAATTAGAACTTCATAAAGAAACATTAATAGAAATTAATGAAAAATATTCAGATACAATAGGTAAATTAAGAGCAAGATTAAAAGAACTTATTGTTAAGTCATAATATATCTGTTATTTAATCATTTTATATTATATAAAGGATACTTATGCCTTTACAGAAGATACAATTTAAGCCAGGATTTAATAAACAACAAACTGCAACCGGAGCCGAGGGGCAATGGATTGATGGGGATAATATTAGATTTCGCTATGGTGAACCACAAAAAATAGGTGGGTTTCAGCAACTCGTTGCTAGCACCTTAGCAGGTCCTGTTAGAGATCAACATACTTGGACTGCATTAGATGGTAAAAAATATGCAGCTTTAGGAACTTCTAAAATATTAGCTATTTATTACGAAGGTTCTTTTTACGATATTACACCACTTGGTACAGCGTTAACTGGAGCAACTTATACATCAACAACATCTTCAACAACTGTAACAATCAATTTAACAGCACATGGATTATCTGTTGGTGATTATATAATATTTACAAGTGTTACAACACCAGGGTCTCCTACAACAAGTTATACATCAGCAGATTTTACAACAAATACATTTGAAGTAACTTCAGTACCAACAGCAAGTACTTTTAGAATTACTATGGCAAGTGCTGAAACAGGAACAGGTGTGACTGCGGGCGGAACTTTAACAATGACACCTTATGTATTTATTGGTCCAACATTTCAAACTCCAGCTTATGGATTTGGTACAGGATTATGGGGAGGTGTAGTTATTCCAAGTGTAACGACTACATTAAATGGAGCAATCAATTCAGCAGTTACAACTATAACAGTTACTTCAGCTGCAGCATTTCCATCATCTGGAAGAATAGATATTGATACAGAATTAATTACTTATACAAGCAAAAATGCAACTCAATTTTTAGGATGTACAAGAGGTGCAAATGGCACAACTGCAGCATCACATTTAACTCTTGCAACTGTAACTAATGCAACATCTTGGCAAGATTGGGGAGAAGAATCTTCGGTTACATCTGTTAATCTAGAACCAGGTTCTTGGTCGCTAGATAACTTTGGCCAGATACTCGTTGCTACAATCAAGAATGGAGCAACTTATACTTGGGATCCATCTACAGCAGGTAGACTTTCTATAAGAGCAACTGTTGTGAGTGGAGCACCTACAAAATCTATTATGACTATTGTTTCAGATAGAGATAGGCATCTATTTGCAATGGGAACTGAAACAACAATTGGAGATACTACATCGTTTGATCCAATGCTTATAAGATTTTCAAATCAAGAAGATATTAGTACATGGTCTCCAAAAGTTACAAATACTGCAGGTACATTTAGATTAGATACTGGAAATACAATTATTGGAGCTGTTCAAGGTAAAGATTATATATTAGTTTTAACGGATCAAGCAGCTTATACAATTCAATATGTTGGTCCACCGTTTACATTCTCTATTAGACAGGTAGGTACAAACTGTGGGTGTCTTGGACAACACGCTATGATATTTGCTCAAGGAGCGGTGTTTTGGATGGGTTTTGGAGGAGGTTTTTTTGCATTTGATGGTACAGTTAAACAGATACCTTCTTTAGTTGAAGACTTTGTATTTACAACAGATGGGGACAATTTAGGAATTAACTATGATGCAAATCAAATTTCTTATGCATATCACAATTCGTTATATAATGAAGTCGGTTGGAATTATGCAAAATCAGGATCACAACAAGTGGATAGAAATGTTGTTTATAACTTTGTTGAAAATACCTGGGCCGTTGGATCATTAGCAAGAACAACATATCAAGATTCTGTTACTTTTGATTTACCTTATGCAACTCAATATAATGCAACGGGTACTCCAACATTTCCTACCATTAACGGTGTAACTAATACTTATGGTTCATCTAAATACTGGGCACAAGAAACGGGTGTTAATGAAGTAGATGCAGATGGTAATGCTACAGCGATAGCTGCTTATATTAAATCTGGAGACTATGATATATCTGAACAAGGTTTAGGTGGAGATGGACAATTGATTATGCGTGTTAGAAGATTTGTACCGGACTTTAAAAACTTAGAAGGAAATGCAAAAATAACTTTATTCTTTAGAGATTATCCAGCAAATGCTGATTCAACACCTTCTACAACACCACCATTAATTACCGGACCCTTTACTATTACTTCATCAACTGATAAAGTAGATAC